GGCATGCGCTACATCCCCATGAAGAACCTGCGGCACACCAACGCCTCGCTCATGCACGAGGCGGGCGTGCCCGACGTGGCGAACTCGCAGTACCACGGCCACGCCGACCTGCGAACTGACTACCGCCACTACCTGTCCCCCGAGGGCGCGGCGGTGGACGGCGCGGCGCTCAGGCTGTCGGCGTATCTTTCGGAGAAATCGGCCGAGGATGCCGAGGCGTGCCGATGGCGCATCGTGGGCTAACAAAAAACAGGCCACGGGAAACGCCCCGTGACCTGCTGTTTCGTCTGGTCGGGTGGACTGGATTCGAACCAGCGACCCCTTGACCCCCAGTCAGACGGAATAGACCGTCTACCTGCGGTTTTATGTCGGCGCCCTGCACTTTCCAGCATTTTCCGCACTTTTTCGATGCCGATGCTGGCACATCAAAACATTAACGAAAAAGCGCCCCCAGCCGAAGCCGGGGGCGCATGTGCCTGTCGGGGCGGGGGGAAGGAGTAGGCGCCCCAGGCTTACGAGAATGTCTTGATGATGGCGACCACCGTGAGGAAGGCCGCCCAGAACGCGCAGCACGCGAGAATCGCGGCCACCCTATCGCACATAGGCCGCCGCCCTCCTTATGAACGCCGCAGCGTCCCCACGGGTGAGCACGGCCATGGGCTTGAACGTCCCGTCCGCGTAACCCTTGGAGATGCCAGTTGAACCCAGCCAGCGGATTGCCTCTGCATGAGGTGTTGCATCATCCACATCCGCGAAGCTGGACGAATCGTCGAACTCCGGGCATCCCGCCATGCGGTACAGGAACGCCGCCATGTCCGCACGCTTGACCGCATCGTTCGGTCTGAACGTGCCGTCGGGGAACCCCTGCGAGATTCCCTTGACGGCCATCCACGAGATGTCGGAGCTGTCGGGGACGTCGGTGAAGATGCGCGTGCCTGCGAGCCTATGCAGGAACGTTGAGCAATCCGCACGTGTCAGCGGAGCGGATGGACGGTAGGAGCCGTCAGCGTAGCCTTTGGCGATGCCGTTGTCTTTGAGCCACTTGATGTCCACGTGGTGCGGTGTGGAATCGTCCACATCGGTGAACACGTTCTCGCTGTAGAAGGGGCGGATGCCGCCGATGATGCCGTCTGACACCCTGCGGTATCTGATGCCGCACGAGTCGGAGACGTTGCCCTCGACGGTCTTGTAGTAGCCGTTCCCCAGCTTCTCGCGGATGATGCCAACATGGTCGCCGCTCCACGGGTTGTTCTTCCATGAGAACGCCACCATGTCGCCCGCTTGCAGGTCGTAGGGCTCAACCCATCGGTCGCCGATGATGTCCATGTTCGAGCGGTCGAACGCCACGGTGGACGGGAACCACTTGCACTCCGTGTCGGTCTGCTTCAGCGCATCGGAGCAGAACACGGCGCACCACGGCCAGCCGTTTCCCGACCAGCCGAAAGCCTCGCGCCAATACTTCTCGCCGCCTACGTGGCCGACTTGGGCATCCGCCCATGCGAGCAGCTTGGCCTTAGTCCCCATCCTCGTCTCCCTCGATCGCATAGGGGGACTCGGCATCGGCCTTGTCGCGCTCGACGGCAGCCGCCCTCATCTGCTCCAGCCTGCTTATCTCGTAGGCATCGAGATGTTCCTCGGCATCTTCCAACAGTTGCTCCAATTCCTCCGCGCTAGGCATCCTCGGCCTCCTTAGCGGTGATGTGGGACGCGCCGATGAGCGTTCCGATGAGCACGCCGAGCGCGTTGAGTGTGAGAACAACTTGGTCTGCATAGGGCAGACCCCACGCGGGGGCGACCACGCTGTAGAACACGGCCAGCGCGGGGAGCGCGATCAAGCCGAGCCATTTGAGCACGTCATACACGCCGTTGGGAAGGAAATACTGCATGCCTGCCTCCTTACTCGTGCCGAGCGAGGTATGCGTCCGCGTCCTCGCCCAGCAAATCGTCCATGTACTTCTTGGTCTGGTGGTTGCCGCCATGTGCGCGGTACGTGCGGTATGCGTCCACCTTCTCGTCAATCGAGAAATGGTCGTCGTAGATGGCAAGGCGGCAGACGGTCAAGAGCGTGAACTCCTGCGCCGCCCTATCCTCCTTGCGCCATTCCTTCGCCTTGCGGAGCAATCCAGCGAGGTAGCCGCCGATGGCCGATAGGATGGCGGGAACCGCCCAGCTGATGATGTAGGGTTGGATGTCTGGCATCCCGCCTCCTTAGTAGATGTATACGAGCACGCCGTACCATGCGTCGCTCGCAGAGTAGTTGACCACGTTGAGGTAGACCCTGCCGTCCGTCGCGTTCACCCACATGCGGGCGATATGCCCGTCCGTGCCAGCACTGGACACGAGCGCCGATGCGTTGTAGCTCGGCTTATAGGCGGATAGGTCGACGTTGGCGATGGACACGCCGCTTGCAGGCGTGTTCGTCACGCCGTGGGCGTGCACCATGACCATGCGCCCGAAACGCTTGACGCTGACCGTGGCGTCCTCGTAGATGGTCTCGGTGTCCATGCCAAGAGCGGCGAGCCAAGCTTCCCTCGCGGCATCGTTCATGGAGACTTCCGAGGATGCCGCCCTCACGGCATCCACGATGGCCTCGGTGCCGAGGAACATGACGCGCACTCGGTCGCCGACGTTCGCGCCCATGACATGCTGGGCGCAGCGGATGGACGGCATGGTTGCTCCGCCGACCTCGACGTTCATGGTGCCTGTTGCATTGACGCTGCGAACCGTTCCCCAACGCCACCTAGCGGACGGGATGGACGGCGCGGGTGCCAGCGCATCGGCGATGGACTGCGCGGATTGCTCTACGCTCATGCGCTACCTCCTAACGAACCTTCGCAGCTCGGATACGGTCATGCATCCCGCGCTGCCCAGCTTCACCGTCTGCGTGCGGATGGCGAACGTGGCGTCGATTCCGGCGCTCGGCCATTTCAGACGCACGACGTCGCCCACGGTGGCGGGGCAATGGACGTGCTGCAGCTTCACGCGGTGAATGACGCTCTGGTTGGTCTTCAGAAGCTCGGCGGCCTTGGCGTCGGCCTCCGCCTGCGTGGCGGTGCCGTGGTACGTCTTCTTCACGACCTTGCGCCGCCCTATCGACACGGTGCTGTACGGCGACATGGGGTCGTCGTCCACCGCCTCGCCTATGACGGTCGACTCGCTGTCCTCGTAGATCGCGAGAACGACGTTCGCCACGGCGGACGTGTCGCGCTCCTCGTCCGCCTCGGCGAGGAAGGTCGCGTTGACGCCCTCCTCGAACGTCCAGACGGGCGTGCGCTGCGCGGGGTCGACATAGGGAGCCATGACCACGCTGCCCATGCGGTCGGTGGACGCCGAGCCGTACCCCGCGAGCGCAAGCAGGGCGTTGACGGCCTCCAGCTTGGAGCCTCCGTCCTCCTCCCCGCTTGCCTGCAGGCCGAACGTCCAGTCGGTCGTGAGCGTGGAGTCGGACGGCGTGGCGGAGCATGCGAGCCCCGCGCCCTGCGCGATGCCCACGGCGTAGGAGACGGCGTTCTCACCCGCCGCGACCGTCACGGGGGCGTCGAAGCTGTCCTCGGCGAGCTCCTGCAGCCTGCCGTCCAGCACCGCCGTGCTGTCCTCGAGCACGCCGTCGATGCGGCGCGACGGGACGTTGCAGAGCCATGTGCCGAGGCACACGGTCTCCACGGTGCCGTCCCCGAACGTCGCGTCGAGGTATCCGCGCACGAGGTCTGCGCCCAGGTCGAGGCGTCGGGCGGCCACGAGGTCGGCCGTCTCGAAAGTCTCCGTATCCTGGTTCAGCTGCAGCGTGCCGGAGATGATGCCGTCCAGCTGCTCGGTCTCGTATCCCGTGAGCCGCGACACGCGCATGAAGCGGTAGGCCGCCTCGAACGGCTCGTGCCAGTCGGCCATGCTACCACGCCTCCCTCATGCGCTCTGCGTCCCAGTCGATGGCGACCTGGAACACCCGCCCCACGCCGTGGGACACGTCGTAGGACATGCGGGCGCGCCAGCGGTGGCCGAGCGGGTCGCGCATCCAGCCAGCCGGATACTCGTCCATGAGCGCGTCGATGCGGTCTGCCGTCTCCTTGCCCACGGTGTCGAACTTCCACGAGCCGCTGCGGTCGCGGTCGGTGGTCGGGTAGAACACGGGCAGGCCGCCGCCCGCCCCGCCGTCGGCGAAGTGGTACAGCTCGCCGCCCTGATCGAGAGATGCCGAAATCTGCGGGTTGTAGCGCAGCGATGCGGTCTCCTGCGCGGCGTTGCCGAAATTCAGCACCCACTCGCGCCCGCCTATCGTGATGCCGTACGTCTCCGATGCCGTCGCGCCGCTCTGCGCGGATGCGGTGGCGAGATACTTCGCCTCAACGCCCAGAGGGGGCAGGGGGTCTATGCACGTCCCTCCGAGCGGAAGGTTGCTCGCCACCGTCCATGTCGAGCCATCGGGGTTGACGCGCTGCACGGTGACGGATTCCGTCTCGGGCGTGTCCGCCGAGTCCGCGTATCTGAAGCTCGCGGAGATGGTCGGCTGCACCATAGCGTCCACGTATACTGTGTCGGAGCAGTAGGGCAGGTCTATCCTGCCGAGGGAGATTGTCTGCGGGGTTGCGAGCTTGTAGATTACGGTCGCACCGTCCGCGAGCGTGCCAGTCGTGCTCATGGCGTCCGTGCCGATGGTGGCGGAGATTCCGTCCGTCGTGGCGGTCATGGTGATGCCCACCCGCTTCGTCAGCGTGACGTTCCCCTCGCCGTCCACTTCCAGCGCGTCCCTCGTGCCGTCTGGCAGGGAGCGGAGCGCGTTGCCTTGGAGGTCGATGGGCGTGGTTGTGCCTTGGTAAGGTTCGTACTCCGTGGCAGTGGAGCTACGTTCGAGCTGTGGCTTGATGATGGTGTCGTAGGTTGTGCCCTTGATGACCGCTGGTGCTCTGATGCCAGTAATAGGCACCGCAGCTTCCAACGTGGTCGTCTTCGAAGAGCCGATATCTGCACCAAGACCGACTCCGTCATGGCGGTTGAATAAAACGCAGTCGGTGACGGTATAGGTTCCCGCTGGTAGCGTGAACAACGCTTCCGTTGCGCTGTAAGACCCTGCAAGCCACACGTTCACGGCGGCTGACGCTGCGGTGCCAACCGCATTGAACGTCCCATCGCCGTTCGGCGTGAGCGTGATTCCAGCCGCTGTACCGCCAGCGGCGCTGGTTAAATCGAGCAGATTCTTACCATGCGAGACGATGGAGATGGAGCCGTAGGGTTGATAGCCGTGGGCGGTGGAGCCGAGTTCGAGCCAAATCTGATACGTAGCATCCGTGTATACGCTGCCATCCGTCCATAGGGCGAAGCGCAGGACGGCCACCGTCTTGGACTCCGCGAGCGTGACCGTCGCCGATGCGAGCTCCCCCGCAGTGTTCGGCGTGACGCTCATGATGACGGTGGACGACGCATCGAGCAGGTAGATGGTCGGCGCGTTCGTCGCCTCCCCCGATACGAGCCGCGCGTTGAATCGGTACGTTCCCACGGGGAGCAGAAGGCCGATGCCTCTCTTGATTTCAGCATAGCCGCCGCCGCTCTTGGTGCCGTTGAGAACCACCGAGCCATCGGAGCCGTTCGTATAGGTTACCCCTGCGGTTGTGGTCTGCGAGATGGACGTATCGAGCAGGTTCCTCGACTCCACGCTCCTAATCGGCACGGGTGCCGATGGCGCGGGCGTGCCGTCCTGCACCGACTTGCCGTCGATGTGGAGCGAGGTCATGATGCCGCTCCTCGGCAGCTCCAGCACCTCGCCCGCCGCATCGAACGTCTGCGAGCCGATGGAGATGAGCGTCGACGCGCCCTCGCCCTCTGCGAGCTCGAGCGTCGGCGCCATGGGAGGCAGCCATGAGACGGCGAAGGTGCGCTGGACGGTGGTGATGAGGCCAGAGCCGCCCATCGCCCTCACGGTGATGGTGTAGGCGGTTTCGTTCTGCAGCGCCACGTCGGAGTCGGTGAGGCTGAGCGCGAACGTGGAGCCGTCCACCTGCCGATTGAACACCTCGCCGTTGGCATCCGCGATGATTACCCTCTGCGTCGATACGCCCGTGCTGTCTGTGACAGACCACGAGACGTTGAGCGGCAGAGCCACGACCTCCGTGCCGTCCGTGGCGGGGGATGTGACCACCACGACAGGCGGTTCGTACACGCCCCACGAGACCGAATCAGACCATGCGCCCCAGTCCTCGTCCAGTCCCTTGGTGCGGACTTGGATGCTGTATGTGCCTGTGAGGTTGGGCGTGAAGGTGTACGACTTCTCGGCGGTGAGGTCGATGGTGCTCGACGTTCCAGACGGTCGCGTAATTTTGACCTGCGCCGCCGTCTGGGCGGTGCCGTCTGGATGGTTGGGCAGCCATTCCACCGTGCATGAGGAACCCATGGCGGTGGGGTTGCTCGGCCTAGACGTGATTGTGGGTGCAAGCGGGGGGCAGATGGTTACGATTGTCTCCGAGAGCGTCCATGCCGATTGCAGCGTCCCGTTGAGCGATGCCACGCGGAACTGGACGGTGCCGCCCGACACGTTGACGGTGATGGGCAGGGAGGTGGACGATTCCACCGATTCCCACGTGCTGCCGCCGTCATATGTGAGTTCCACGGCATACCCCGTGGCGTAGGGCGCGGAACCATCCACGTCCACCTGTATCGTTGTCTGAGCTGTCTTTGACAGAGCCACGCTGGACGGTGCCGCAGGTGTCGTGTAGACGTACCCATCGGCTGTGGAGTAGGACGAGTATCCGCCGTTGCCCTGCGACCTCACGCGGTATGCGTATCGGTGGTTCGCCGAGATTGAGTTGTCGCTGTAGCTGGTAGCTGTGGATGCCGCCGATGCAATCTGCGTCCACGCGCCCTCGTCGGTCATGCGCTCCACGAGCACGCTGGTGCGGGGCTTGGTCGTGCTGGTCGCGCCGTTCGTCCACGACACCGTTGCCGACGAGTCGGACACGCGGGATGCCGCGCAGCCCGTCGGCGGTTCGGGCGCTTGGTAGGCGATGGCGGGGATAGGGACGTTCACCGAGGCGGTGGAGCTGACCCCCGAGTAGGTGGAGCCGCCGCCCACCACGACCGCCTTGCACGTGATGTACTTTGTGCTGCTGCCACGGGTTACGTCGAACGTCCTCGAGGCGATTGTCCCGTGCCCGCCCGTGGTGATGGTGAGGCCGATGCCCGAGTCGGTGCCGCCCGAGCCGCTCTTTGTGATGGG